TGGAAAGCCTACCCGACTTTTACTTTCTCTTAGAGCTTGGGGCGCAACGTCCAAGGAAGACGCTAAAGCTAAGGCTAAAGCGATCTCTAAGAGGAATAAGGCATGACAACCTATCTTCAAGCAGTTAATGATGTCCTCGTGCGATTGCGTGAGGAGGAAGTATCGACTGTTACTGAAACTTCTTACTCTGCACTCATTGGCAAGTTTGTCAATGATGCTAAACGTCAGATTGAAGATGCTTATGAATGGAATGTTCTTGGTACAACAGTAATCATACCTACTGTTTCAGGAACATACTCATATTCACTGGCTGGAGCTGGGCAGAAGTTCCGAGTGCAAGATGCTATAAATACAACTAGCAAGATTTCTATTACAAACATTACGTTTGCTAGTATGAATCGTTATTTAAACTTTGGTACGCCATCTAGTTCTATTCCAATGTATTACACATTTGATGGAGTAGATTCTAATTCTGACACCAAAGTTACATTGTTCCCAATTCCTGATGCGGCTTATAACATCCAATTTAGCTTGGTAGTTCCTCAAGCTATTTTGTCTAGCGATAATACAGTTATCTCTGTTGCTGCTGAACTTGTTGTTCAAAATGCTTATGCAAGAGCTTTGGTTGAGCGTGGTGAAGATGGTGGAATGAACTCATCTGAGGCGTATCAACTGTACAAGTCTATGCTTTCTGATTACATTGCAACAGAAGCAACTCGTTATCCTGAATTTGGATCTTTTGAGGCAATTTAATGGCTCAACCCATCCAGACATTCAGCAAGACTGCGCCAGGCTTTTTTGGCCTGAATACGCAAGATTCTCCACTAGATTTGGCGGCTGGCTTTGCTTTGACTGCAACAAATTGCGTCATCGATCAATATGGACGTATTGGTTCACGCAAGGGATGGACAAGAGTTAATTCGTCATCAGGAAATTTAGGTGCTAATGATGTTGGTGTGATACATGAGTTGGTTCAAACTGATGGCACATTGACTGTTCTATTTGCCGGAAATAACAAGTTATTTAAACTTGGTACTTCTAATGCAGTAACAGAGTTGACCTATGGTGGAGGTGGTACAACACCTTCTATCACTGCTAACAACTGGCAGTGCGCTTCTTTGAATGGCATCACATACTTCTTTCAGCTTGCCCATGATCCATTGATTTATGATCCTGCTGTAAGTACTACAACTTATCGCAGAGTAACTGAGAAAACTGGCTATGCCGGAACAGTTCCATCTGGCAACTTAGCCATTTCAGCATTTGGTCGTTTATGGGTTGCAAACACCAGTTCTGATAAAACAACGATTACATTTTCAGATTTGTTGACAGGCCATATTTGGACAGGTGGCACATCTGGTTCATTGAATGTCAATCAGATTTGGCCTAATGGTGCTGATGAAGTTCAAGCATTGGCTGCTCACAATGGATTCCTATTTATATTTGGTAAACGACAGATTCTTGTTTATCAAGGTGCAACTGCTCCTGCCACAATGAGTTTGTCAGATACTATTGGTGGCATTGGATGTTTAGGTAGAGATACTGTTCAGACGACAAGTTCTGACGTTATTTTCTTGTCAAACAGTGGGCTACGTTCATTGATGAGAACAATTCAAGAGAAGTCTGCTCCTGAGCGTGATATATCTAAGAATGTTCGCAATGACTTGATGACTGATGTTGCGGCTCAGACATTGGCAAACATTAAATCTGTTTACTCAGAGCGTGAGGGCTTTTACTTACTCACGATGCCAACAACTCAATCTGCGTACTGCTTTGATACAAAGGTGATGTTGCAAGATGGATCATCTCGTGTAACAACATGGGACTCAATCGCACCTACTGCTTTCTTATCACGTAGGAATGGTGATTTGTATATTGGCAAAAATGGCTATATTGGCTTGTATGGTGGCTATCAAGACTATGAATCATCGTATCGGATGTTGTACTACACAAACCAAGCAGACCTTGGAAATCCAAATCAAACGTCAATTCTGAAGAAGATTTCTATTGTCATTATTGGTGGCACAAATCAAACTGTTACTTTTAAGTGGGGATTTGATTTTAGAAATAATTACTTAAGTGTTAATAGATCTATCCCAACACAAGGTATTGCTGAATACAACATTGCTGAATATGGAGCAAATGCTACAACAGTAGCTTACTACTCTAATGGTATTGCGCTCAATACATTGTCTGTTTCCGCAACTGGTACTGGTAAGGTTGTACAAACTGGTTATGAGTCAAACATATATGGCGCAGAACTGTCGATTCAGAAAATTGAAATTCAAGCTAAGAACGGAAAAATAGCATGAGCGATTACACAAAAAGCACTAACTTTGCATCAAAAGATAATCTTACTTCTGGCAATCCATCAAAGATTGTTAAAGGTACTGAGATTGATACTGAGTTCAACAATATCTCAACTGCAATTGCAACAAAGTTGGATACCAGTACAACAACTTTGCCTGATAAAACATTGACTAACGTAACTGTCAATGCTTACATAGAAGGTGTTGTTGCAATTGGAACAGTAACAACCTCTAACACTTTGGCAATAACAAGTGGTACTGTTTTGACAGCCACATTGACTGCTTCAACTGCTTGCACATTTACTATGCCAACAGCAACTGCGGGTAAGTCATTTGTTCTTTTGTTGAAACAAGCGGCTACCACTGGAAACGGCACAGCAACATTTACTGGCGTTAAATTTAATGCTGCGGGTGCGCCAACAATTACGGCAACTGCCGGAGCTATGGACATTCTGAGTTTTATTGCTGATGGAACTAACTGGTATGGCTCTATCTCTAAAGGATACACACCATAATGTTTGCCGCACTTAATTCCTTTCAAACTGCTGGTGGCGGTGGTCAACAGGCATATACAACTGCCGGAACTTACACGTTTACTGTTCCTTATGACGTTACAAGCATTAGCGTTGTTTGCGTTGGCGGTGGAAGTGGTGCGGCTGGCTCTACTGGTAGTGGGTTATATGGTTCTGGCGCGGGTGGTGGCCTTGGTTACATCAATAACTACACAGTAACACCAGGCGCTACTTTTACTGTTGTTGTTGGTGCTGGTGGTGTTGGTGGAGATGGCAGTGGATCAAATGGAACTGCTGGTGGCACAAGCTATTTCTCAAGCACCTCATTGGTCGCAGGATATGGTGGAAGCGCCTCAGACTCTACGACTCATTCATCCACTGGCGGTTCTTACACTGGTACTGGCGGTGGAAATGGTGGCAATGGAAATGGTGCTGGCGGTGGTGGCGCGGGTGGTTATGCAGGGAATGGTGGCGTAGGCGCTAATTGGCAATTTCCTACTGGTGTAGGCACAAATGGAACTGCTGGAGCCGGCGGTGGTGGTGGCGGTGGATATGCAGGAAGCGGCTCTACTGGATTTACTGTCAGTGGTGGTGGAGGCGGTGTAGGCTTGTTAGGCCAAGGCTCTAATGGTGCAGGTGGCACAGTATCAAGTTGTGGTGGTGTTGGAGGTTCAGGTGGAGCAACTGGTACAACTAGCTTTAGAAATCCTACCATTGAAGGCGGTGTTGGTGGCGCTTATGGTGGTGGTGGTAGCTCTGCTTTTGCTTCAAGCACTGGAATCGGTGGTAATGGTGGCGGTGGTGCTGTCAGAATTATTTGGCCTGGTGATGTCAGAACATTCCCGTCAACAAGAACTAATGATTTTTAAGGAACAATTATGTCCGCATCTAATATAGCGTTTCTTACGCAACAAATTCTTAGCCAAGGAACTACTAATAAGTGGACAGGCGAGGGTTTTGGATCAGCAGAAAAAAATGCTGCTGATATGGCAAAAATCTTAGACCAGATTGGCATTACTGACGTTAGCCAATTTGGACAGATACAAAAGACAGTTGTTGATGAGAATAGTGGTGAATCTCTTGTATCAACGTATGGCAATAAAGAAACTGGTCAAGAAGTTCCTAGTACCTATGGTGAACGTCAAACTGGCAATGCTTTTGGTGGCACGTTTGCGGGTAAAGGCAATACTGGCTATCGAGTAGAGTTTGATGCACAAGGAAACCCTCTTTTCTATACAACAGGAGCATCTAGTTCTGATGTGCCTAGTTGGGTAAAACCCGCCTTAATTCTTGGCGGTGCTTACCTTGGTTTAGATGCCGCAAACTTGTTAGGTGGTTTAGGAGGAACAACCGCAGCAGGTCTAACAGCAGCAGAAGCGTCAGCATTAGGTCTTTCAGCATCAGAGTTTGCGGCAGCGGCAGGTACAGCGGGTGCAGGAGCTGGATTGCTTGGTTCTACTGTTACTCCTGCTGCCGCTACATCTAGTGGTCTTTTAAGTAGCGCCTTGCCTGCCGCTAATACTCTTGGTGGTGCATTAACAAGAGGTGCATTGTCAACATTAGGTGGTGCGGCGGCCAATTCACTGCTTGGTGGAAATACAAACCTTTCAAATTTAGTATCTGGTGGTCTTACAACTGCTGGTGGCTTATTGCAACAACAGACTTCAAGAGAAGCAGCACAAGCCGCGCAAGCAACGATTGAGAAGGAAACTGCTGCAGCAAGACAAGCGGCTCAGTTCCGTCCTATTGGAATGACATCTCGTTTTGGTACTTCTAATTTTTCATTTGATCCCGTAACTGGTCAATTGACGGGTGCAGATTATCAGTTAACTCCAGAAATGCTTAAACAGCAAGATAGATTCATGGCGTTGTCTAATGCAGGATTAACTCAAGCTGAAGGCGCACAAAAAGCATTTGCCCCTCTTGAAACAGGCGCTCAAAGTTTATTTGCTCTTGGAAATAAATACTTAGCTCAAACTCCTGAAGAAGTTGCTCAACGATACATCAATCAACAGTTGGGATTGTTGCAACCTAGTCGTGAACTTGAACTTGCTAACCTGCAAAACAGATTGCAACAACAAGGTCGTGGCGGTCTTTCTGTTGCTCAGGGTGGTAATTTGGGTGCTACAACTCCTGAATTGCAAGCTCTATTCAATGCTCGTGCTCAACAAGAAGCTCAATTGGCTGCTAATGCTCAACAAGCTGGTCAACAACAAGTTGCATTTGGTGCGGGATTGCTTGGCACAGGCGCTCAAACAATGGGTCAGTATTATGGTGGTCAACAGGCGGCTTATGCTCCTTATACTGCCGCAATGGGACAAGTTCAGAACTTAGAAGCACTTGGTCAGCAACCCTTCACAATGGGCGCACAACTTGGCAAAGAAGCATCTTTAGCGGGCGCAAGAATGGGAGAATTAGGTTTAAGAGGTGCGGGTCAAAGCGTAGCATTGGCAACAGGACAAGCCGCAACAACAAATCCATACTCAACAGTATTGGGTGGACTTGGAAGTCAAAATTCTTTGTTAGGCCGAGGTTTAGCAGATTACATTACTGGTTATCAAGTGCCACCCGTTACAGCCATGAGCGCACCCGCAACATCATTTGGTACTGGTGGCTATTATGGCAATCAAGACCTAATGTCTACATTTGTATAAGGAAACATCATGGCAGATATTATTCCTAGTTTATTTGGGATGACTCCCGAAATGTATGGTCAACAACAGCAAACCTCTGATTTAAGGCGTGGTGTTGAGTTGGCTCAGTTGTCTCCTGAGGCTCGTGGTGCGGCTATGACCTATGCGGGTGCGGCTGGTATTGGTCGTGGCGTTGGTGGAATGCTTGGTGCTGAAGACCCTCAGTTAAAGATAATTAGCACTAGAAATGCTATTGCCCAACAAATAGATCAGACTAATCCTGAGTCAATTTTGCAAGGCGCTCAGATGTTGGCACAAGCTGGCGACCAACAAGGTGCTATGGCTTTGGCTCAATATGCTCGTCAAGCACAAAGTGAGATGGCTTTGGTGCAACAGAGAAGAGCCGCAGAACAATCATCTTTGGCAACAACAGCCAAGACTCAATTGTCTATTAAACAAGAAGAGCAACTTCGTGATGAGTTGTCTAAACTTGGCCCTAATGCTACACAAGAACAAATCTTGTCTGTTGTTACAAAGTATGGCCCACCAGATAAAGTAATGGCTGTTTTGCAAAGATCAGCAGACTTAGCGGCTCAAAGAGAAACTACTCTTCAATTAGGACGTGAAAAAATTGAAGCTAAATTAGAGTCTGATTTAAGACAAGCAAAAACTGATTTAGAAAAAGAGCAATTGCGAATTGAATCTAGAAAAGAACTTGCTCAATTGATGGCATCTCTTAAAGGCCCAAGTTCGGCAGTTCTTAAGGCTCAAGAGAAAGCAGAAAAGGTACAAGAAGGCCAACTGGCTTTAGGAGATACAATTTCTACAGCAGAAACCTTGGTCAAAGATTTAGCCAAAATGGGTGGAATAACAAGCACATCAAAAGGCCCTCTTGCAAACTTAGTTACATCTTTGC